AAATACAGAACATAATTTAAAAGAAATTCAATTAATATGTGGTCATAAATTTCATAAAGACTGTTTAAAAATACATTCGGAAACTAATAATGAAATTTGTCCAATGTGTAGAAGAGAATTACATACTAATGATTTAAATAAATTACATAATATAAATGAATGGATAATTAATCCTTTAACTAAAAGAAGAGTGAAAATAGGAAGTAGAACTTATAAATATTTAAAGGAAAATAATATATTATAAAGATAGATATTTTATTTATATTATATTTTGTAAATAAAATATGGTCAAACTGATAAGTTAATGATACTTAATTTTCTTCATAGCCAACTATATCACCTTGTCTAGAAACTATTACTTTTAATTTTTTTGTTTTTGCAAATTTACGTTTTAATTTTTCAACTTCTTGGTTGTTTTTATCATTATCTTCTTCGTAATTTGAATTATAATTTAAACCATGGAATTTCCAGAAAATAGAATTTCCAACTTTAAAATCTTTATGTTCTTCTGCTTTATACCAGAAAACTTGTTGTTTTAAATCTGTACTATTTCCAGATGATTTGATAACTAAACATTCGTGATTTTGGGTACAAGCATCTAAAATATTACAGAAATGTTCATAACTAGGAATCATACCAGCATAATCATCGTATATTTTTTTACGATTTTTTATAGAAGGTTCATTAAAAATAAATATATAATCTATATTACTTCTTAATTCTGGAGTAATACCTAATGGGTATTGCATTGTTAAAATAAAAAAAATGTTATAATGACGTCCGTTAAAGAATATACTTTTGACAGTTTTTTCTTTTTTCCAATTTTGCGCATCGTGTAACATATCATCTAAAACAATAAATATATTATTGCTTTTATGTTTACCTGAATCACTTAATCCTTTTGCTTTGGCTTCTCGGATTTTACGTTTTTGACGAACAAGCATATTATCTATTAATTCTGGATCATATTCAGGATGTATAAAACTATCAGGTATGAAATCACTGAAAAAAGGGGAAGCTTCTTCTGTCCCTGAAAAAATAACACCAGATTGTAAATTCTGATGATGATAAAAGATATCCCTGACCAAAAAACTATTGTGTGTAACTATAAAATTTCCTAAAACAAAACGATTATTCCCATCCAACTCTATGCCATAATATTCACCTTGACCTACTTCTTCAATTTTAATTTGACTAACTAATGCATCTACTCTATTATATCTTTCTCTAGCTTTTTTACGTGGAATTAATGTAGGAATTTCATTTATACCTTCACCATTGATATTGATTCTAAATGCTTCTCCATATTGTTTTACCCCATTATGTGTCCAACTTGTCTTTTTGATGTGTTTTGTTGCTGAAAATCCTAAACTACGTGCCAAATAAATAATATCATCCATTAATTTTTCGTGCTTTTTGGATTGTGTAATTTCAAAAAAGTTCTTTTTACCTAAATGACCATCTGCATCAATAAATCCAGCAAGAAGTTTTAATCTATTTTCGCGTGAATTACATTTATAAATCATAGGAATATGTTTATTATTAATTAAATCTAAGTCTTTTAAAGTTTGTAAAAAAATATTATTTTTTTGTCCATAACCTGATGATATTTTATAACAAAACATTCTTTGATAATCTAAAAACAAATTGTATTTAGGAAGATTTTTTTTAAAATGATAAATAACAGTAGAATCTTGTGTTGTAATATCAGAATTTGTAGATGTTCCATCGCCTAACCAATAACCAATCATATAAGGATCAATTGGAATTTGTTTTTCTGGAAATGTTACTGGAGTTTGATATCCCAATAAATTATCTTTATATTTTTTTGATAAATTTAAAAAATCTTTTATTGGTATATCTACTTTTCTATCATCAACTAAATTATCTAAAAAATTTTTAGCTTCATTGTAAACTTCATCTTTATTTTTATCCTTGTATGAAAATGTTTGATATGATAATTTATATTGATATTTATTAAACCACGTAATTTGATATGCATTTTTATCTATACGATCTCTCAAGTTTTTCTTTGCCGTATACATTAAGGAAAGAATATGATGACTATTAACTGTATAACTTTCTCCTCTACGATTTGTTATTTTATACATAGTATCCGTTCCAGAATGCGTTTCTAAAACAGTTCTAGGAGTTGAGTCGTCCCCCATTACTAATTCTCCCATTTTTATGTCTTCAACATTTTTAATAGTTCCGTCAAACATAAGCACTTTTTCTCCTTTCATCAGTGACTTTCCAGATCTTCGCCTCCCGAGGATAAGTATGGTCGCATCTGGTAAAATACTCTTTATTTTAAATCTTTTAAGAGAAATTTTATCAAGGTCATTAACAATCATTTATTATTAATAGTAAATGATTGTTTTTTTAAAATTATAACGTAAAATATTACTTTTATAACGTAAAATATTACTTTTATTTAATACATTTTCCATTTTTTTGAAATTTTTGTTTTTTTGGAATACCGAATAAACCATTGATTGACATTAAAGCACAATCTGATATATCATCTGCCTTAGTGTGTGATTCAAGAAACGGTAACCATTTTTCCTTTTGTTCTGGTGAAAATTTATTTTCAAGAAACCATTTGCAATATTGAATACCTAACCATTTTCTTTGTGCATATGCACCTTTAAGTTTACATTGAATAACTGGTCCTGTATAACATTTTAATTTTTGGGATGCTCTTACAAAACGTATGGTTGTATTTGTATGTCTATATATTTCAACAAGTTTACCATAAATAATATGTGATGTAAATTTCATTTTCTGATTAAGTTTTGGTTGTAATTCAATTAATATTTGTGTAACATTATCCATAATAAATTTATTATGATCATATATTTCTTGTATTTTATCTAGAACGATTTTTGCTATATCTTGTAATAAATAACTATCAATTGGTTTTTTTTTAAATTTATGTTCATTTGTTATTTTAATATTTTTTGGGAAATGTGTTTTACAAGAATATATAACTTCAGAAATATCATTTTTGTATTTAAAACTGCATTTTTTACCGCATATTTTCCCGCTTTTTTGAATACCTTCGCAATTATAATCATCTGAATCTAATGTGTTAAATACATCCCATAATTCAATACTATAACTTGATAAATCTTGTTTATTAGTTGCTGACATACAACAAAATGCTAAATTTCGTAATCCAACATCAATAGATAATATCATTATAATTTATACTTATAAACATTAATATATATTTCTAATATATATTAAACGTATAACATGTTAAATGTATATAATTTTATTTTTAAATGTACTATTTTTGTATTTTATGTTAAATGAACATTCTAAACATTATAAAGTTAATAATTGGAGTGAAATAATTCGTATAAATCACTAAATGTATAACAAAACTTGATCCAATTATTATATTGTAAATTTAAATTAATTGTTTTTTGTTTTAAGAAATTCGTAATTATATTATATGATAGATTTAATTCTGAAGAATAATAACTTTGAAAGTAAATATGATTTTCAGTTAGAGGTGTATTAATATTACGTTGATATAAATCGATTATAAAGTTAGTTAAATCAGTATTTTTTAAGTTTCCTAAAAAAAATGGTGTTACTATAAATCTGTTTTTAAAATCATTATATATATTATTTATAGTATCTAAATGGTTATCAAATATATTGTTAATAAAAAATATATAATTATCAGTTATATTGTTTGTATCAATATGCATATAAACATAATATATTAAACGAATTTAAAATATTAATTTAAACAAATAGTAGACAAATAGATATAACAAATAATAAAATAAATTAATTTTAAAAATTAAAATTTATTTTATTATATTATACTAAAACAAATATGGCAGACATTTTAAAAATGATTAGATCAAATGATATTATAAAAATATTACTTGTATTATTGGCAATTTATTTAATTATTACATATGTAAATAAGAATAATGAAACTATGGAAAATACAGAAGTAAAACAGGAGAAAGTTGAACAAATTGTTCAACCTGATCTAAGATTAGCTGCTAATCTAGCACCAGTAGTATCTGATTCTGCACAACAAAAACAAATTGAAAAGGTTGTTGCTGGTAGTGACAAATTAAGTGCTGATGATTTGTTACCAAAATATGATGATGCTAATGCCTTCGCTAAAGAAAACCCTGTTTCCAAATTATTGAAAGAACAAAACTTCTTAATAAGTGGATATCATGTTGGTATTAATACTGTTATGCAATCTAATAAGATTCCATATCAAGATATTAGATCATTGCCACCTATTCCTAAAGAAAATGTAGGACCATGGAATCAAAGTAGCTATGAACAAAGTCCTGCTCAGATGAGAAGATTTTTAGAAATCGGAAATTAAATATTTTAAATTTTATAAATTTTTATAAATTAAATAAATTTATAAAATTACAAATTACTTTTTAGATTTTTTAGCTAAAATACAAGATAATGATTTCTTGGAACAAATAGCTCTATGATTTTCGTATTTGTCTAATATTTTTTTAAATGGTGGTGTGGGGATAGTTACAAAAGTTGTTTTTTTAAAATTATCAAGTAAAATAGAATATTCATTTTTAGAAATTTTCTTTTTTTCATATTGTGTTTTTAAACGTAATTTTTCATCTTTATAACATTGTTTTTCTTGATTGATAAGTTTTTTATTAACTTTATCTTTTATTAAATATAACCAATACATTAATTGAATTCTTCCTATTAAATAGGGTTCTATAGGCAATTCTTTAATAAAAATTTTAAACGAGTTTCTACAAAATATACATGGTAATATATTTTTCAAATTCAATAGTAGTCTTTTAAATTGTCTTTTTAAGAGTAAATGTTCTTTATTATTATGATTTATTATAAATGGATATCTTCCCATTATAGAAGTGAATAGGAAATCCCAACAAGAAGGACCCCATTTTGATGTAGCAGCACCAGATGTAGAATTATATTTATTATAATTTATATTTTTAGGTAAATTTAAAGTATTTTTCATATTAATTTAAACCAATATAAAAATATTTTTATTTAAAAGTCTTAATATATTTATATCTAAATAGAAATAATGCAAGAAAAATTATTATTGGATGTATATTATTATATAGATTTAAACGATTGTCATGATATAAGTTATATAGAGAATTATTTAAAGGTATATTTAAATGTTTATAAACAGAATTATAAACTAAATGTATTTCAAAATTGTAATGTAAATAAAGCATATAATGTAAAATCAAATGATATAATCAAAAAAGGTTTAATTATATTTAATAAAATGTATATGGATTTAAAAATGAAAAATATAAATGACACGTGGTATATTTATATATCAAATGGTGATATAGAAAATATTCATAAAAATGTATTTGTTCTATTAATAAATCAAAGTCCCTTTTTAACTAAATCTTTATATATGATTAACAAAAATAAGTTGGATATTTTAAAAACGTATTCACAAAAGACTAAAATCTTAAATTCAAATGTATTAAAAATAACTCTAAATGAAATTTTTAAATCTGAAAAATATATTAATTATTCTAATTTGTTGGAATAAATATATATTACTTTTATAATATTTATAGTGTAAATATTATAAATGAGATATAATAAGATGTGTTAGATTAATTCTAAATGTGTTAATGGAAATGAAATAGTAATATTGTTATTTTTTGCATGTAAAAAAATTAGAGCATGTGTTTGATCTTTTTTATAATCTCTTACTTCTCCAATATAACCTTTATAATAATTTAATTCACTATTTTGTAATCTTATAATTTTAACCATATTTCCTTTTCTTAAATTTTTATATATATTTAAGTTGGAATCTTTTAAATTATTTGTATTTAATAGAGATTCTGAATTAGAAGAAATATTTTCTTTAAGTTTAGAGTTTTTTGGTTTGACATTTTTTTCTGATGATTCAGATTTATTTTTTTTAGAATATGAATTTTGTAAAAATTGACTAAAATCCATTTAAAAATAAAAAAATATGTAATTTTAAGAATATACATTAAGAACGTATAGTTTTAAATCAATGTTTGTATTACTTGGTGGATTCATTATTATTTCTGGTTTTATATATTATAGGAATTATATATTGAATATATTATGTAAATATATTATATTATGTATATTAGGTATTATTAAAGTATATTACTATTTTAAAAATGATAAAGATGGTATTAAGATAAAAAAAAGTAGTAATTTACATAATCCAAATTTAAAAACTAAAAATTTAAAAGTTGAAGAATATGAAATAACATTGAATAGTAAAAAAAATAATATTGTATTGGTTGCCGAATCTTCTAGATCATTGACGGAACAATTTAATGAGTTAGTTAAAAATATTAATGAGAAGTTGCAAAATAAGAATAAAATAGTTTATTGTAGTATTGTAAATGAAAATGGTGATATAATTATAGAATTAACAAATATGCTAAGAAGTTTTGTATATTATTTTGATAAAGAAGATTTTAAATTATCAATATTTTTTGATTATGTACAAGATTATCTAGATGCAAGAACTGATATATATGATGGATTAAATGTATATGACTTTGATTTGATTATATATTTAAATGATTTAACTTTTACAGAATTGGGATATAAAATAAATTATATAAAAGACAAATCAATTATTGATATTTTAATAAAAAATGATTTATAATTATAATATATATTGTTGTATGGACGATATACAAAAAATACATAAATTAAAATTAGAAAAGGAATATTTAAAAATATTTTTTAAAGAAAATCCGAATACATTTGTGTATATGCAGATTGTTAAACTGATATCTAGAATTAGATATTTAGAAAATTGTTTAAAATATGATTATTTTGAAGAATAGGAATATATAATATTTAAATAGTATTAAGTTTGATATTAGAATTATTATTAAAAAATAATATCAAATTGATGAAAAAGGAAATAAATACATTAATATTTAGTGGAGGTGGTGTGAAAGGTATAGCATATATTGGTGTTTTAAAATATTTAGATGAAATATGTAAAAAAAGATATATTGTTGAACAAAGTGATAATTTTAATGATGAACAATGTGAAATTCCAAAAATTAATATAAAAACTGTATGTGGTGTATCTATAGGAAGTATAATTGGATTATTATATGTATTAGGATATACGTTTGATGATCTAATAGAAGAATTAAATGAATTAGATTTACCACAGTTAAAAAATTTTAAAATTAAAAATATATTTACAGAGTATGGTTTTGATAAAGGATTAAAAGTAAGTAATTGGATAGAATCTTTAATTTTAAAAAAAGGATATTCTAAAAAAATTACATTTAAACAATTATATAATATAAAGGGAATAAATTTACAGGTTTTGGCAAGTAATGTAAATAAATATACGTATACAATATTTGATACAATAAATACACCTGATTTAAAGATAAAGGATGCAATAAGAATGTCTATAAGTATACCATTTTTATTTACAATTAAGGAATATAATAATGATATACATGTAGATGGAGCATTGATAAATAATTATCCTATAAAGTTATTTAAAGATAATTTGGATAATGTATTGGGTTTTAAATTGATGTCGAATGGAGAACTTGAATCTCATAATATTAATGTAAAGATTGATTGTTTAGAGGATTATATTTATAATATTATGAAATGTTTTATAGTGCAAAAAGAAAAAGAAACAACTTTATCATATATATATAAGGATCATACAATTTGTATAGAAGCGGAAGATGTAACTCATATTCTTAATTTTGAATTAACATTAGATGAAAAGGATAATTTAATAAATATAGGATATGAATCTACAAGAAAATATTTTGAATTAAAATAATTTTATTTAAAAATAAAATTATTTTATAATTTAGAATATGGATTATGATAATTTGGAAGAAATTGCAGAAAAGATTTTTTCAAAACCTTATGGGGAACCGAATAGTATTCGATTAGAATTAGAGGAGATAACATCGGATATAGCTTTTAATTATGGTATTGAGAGTTTTATATCTAATATATTATATATAATAACAATGAAGGGTATTAAGATATTATATGGTAAAGATATAAATGTATTAAATTTAACAGAAAAACAATTGGATACAATAAAAATGTATGTAAAATCATATGGATATAAATTGATAATTTCAAATAATCCAAATGAAATTTGTAAAATTAGATTTGAGAAATTTATATAAAATTTTAATTAAATATATCTATATTTTCATGTGTATAAATATCATTTACAGTATTTATAGTTAATGGTTTGTTTGTTCCAACTAATGTAGGTGGACCTGTGGTTAATGGCCATGGTATATCAGGATAATATGTCATATATGATTTAAATACATCAGAAAAATCAAATTCAAAATCAGAAATAACTGTACCAAATAAATTATTTGTTGGGAAATAATCTGCATCATGAAGAATAATATAATCAGCAGAATCTTTAAAATAATCTAAAGTCCATTTTCTAGCAATCCAAGGAGATTGATCTATAAAAACGATTGAATATGCATTTTTATTTAATGAATTAATAGTTTGTTCCCAGTCTTCAACAAATATATATTGATGATTATTTGATGGTGGATATAATGTTTTCATTTGGTTGAACCAAACTAGGTTATTTTCTAGAGAAATTAATTTTTTGTTTGTATCTTTAATGATATCTAATATGAATCCTGTACTTCCATGACCAGTGCCAAATTCAATAATATCTCCTTGTGTTTTATTGATATACCATTTTAGAAATTTTTGATGTGTTGCATATGAATCTTGAGACATATTAGTTATATAAATAAATATTAATTTAATTTTAAAATTATAACTAGTATTAGATTATGATATATTTATATTATAATTTGCAATATATGTAATTTTATGGTTTGAATGTTTAAAAGTTAATGTGTTTTATTTTATATAAGAAGATTTTTTTCATAATTAATTTTAATTAAGGTTAATTATAAAATTTTTTTTTCTTTTAGTATAGTATAAAAACAAAAAAAAATGGGTGGTGGATTAATGCAATTAGTAGCCTTATGAGTAATAGGGTACAATAGTCAGCTACTTAAATGATTCCGTATTTATCATTTAAGAAAAATAGTATAAAATATGGGTATGATAAAATTTTTATCATATTATAAAACTGGCTAGTGAAAAAGTTATTTTACTTTTTTGCGACATTTTCAAATTGCGGGGAACTCCTTAGAGCCTTTACTACCATTTCATATTCGAAAGATTATGAAAGACCACGGTTAATAGCCGTATACGAACTTGTTCGTCATTGCATGACTTGTAAGAGTTAGGTAATGTACAATGGTAAAAATGTAAAGGAAGCTTAGTGCTTCAAAATAACTTTGTTATTTTTGATTGGACAATCCGCAGCCAAATTTCCTAATTTGTTTTTACAAATGGAAAGAGGTTCAGAGACTAAATGGAAATGGGGAGATATAGTATATTTTCTTAAGATATAGTCCGGCTAATATTGAAAAATATTAGATAAACCGATGGAGCTTAAATATTTGGGCTAGAATAGTAAGCTGCTAGTATGGTTTGTATATACCATATTAGATAAACAGTAACTTGCTAGTGAAAAACTTTTTAAAGTTTTTTGCGAAACTTTCAAATTGCGGGGACATCTTTAGAGCTTTAACTACTACTTGTTTTGTAGTGATACTTAACAATACCAAAGGATAATGACCTGAGGCATAGTAAAAACGTTAAAGATTAGACAATCCGCAGCCAAGTATCTTATATTGTAAAAAATTGAATAAAAATATTTAGCAATTATTTAAAAATGGATATAGGTGAAATTTATTGTTTAACAAGTCCTTCAAACAAAAAATATGTTGGTCAATGTGTTAAGTTATTATCAAGTGGTAAAAAATGGGGGTATTTAAATAGGTGGAAACAGCATATAAGAGATTCTATAAATGGTAAAGATTATTGTAGATTATTAAATAATGCTATTCGTAAATATAAACCTGAAAAATTTACTATTGAACTACTAAAAGAATGTGAAATAAAAGATTTAGATTATTATGAAAATTTTTATATTGAACAATTAAACACTATGACACCAAATGGTTATAATTTAACTTCAGGTAAAACAACATCAAGACAGTCAGATGAAACAAAAGAATTACGAAGAAAAAATATGATAGGAAAAAATTTAGGTAAAATTTTAGATAAACGTCCAAGAAAAAGACCTGAAGATTTAAATCTACCTAAATATCTTCGTTATTATAAAGATTCTACTGGTAAAGAAGGATATAGAATAAGTCATCATCCAAGTTTAAAAGAAAAATTATTTGCAAGTAAATATATTTCTATGAAAGATAAATTAAAATCAGCAATAGAATATTTAAATTCAGTTGAGGTAGATATAAGATAAAGGTTCAACGAGTAGACGGAAGTTGGGATTTAATGATGATAGTAGCCATATCTGAAAATTCTTAAGGTGTACTCTATTCCTAATAGAAATATTA